AGAATGGATTTTAGATAATAATACCAATCTATACAAAGTAGAAGTATGGGAAGATTGGGAAAATGGAGCAATAGTAGAAAGATGAGAAAATTATTTTATTTTGGCCTAGAGCCACTAAAAGCTAGATATACATATCAGCTATCAAAAGAATGGATGCCGGCAACATTTGAGCCGTATGCTAATGAATTAGAGTTTATCGATGTCGAAGGAGAGTTTGACCCCGATCAGCAAATTAAAATTGGAGCAGTATTAGATGCCGTCGGTAGAGGTAAATTTGCAATGAGTCAATGTGCTAATTTCTTAGATATGTTGAATCGAGATGAAGTAAATGATGGAGATATTATTTTTCTTCAAGATTATTGGCATCCTGGAATTGAATCTATATTATATGCAATTGATTTATATGGAATTGATTTAAAGATTTATTCTATGCTTCACGCTCAAAGCGTTGACGAATATGATTTTACATATCCAATGAGAAATTGGATGCGTGGATTTGAATTAGGTTTAGATAAACGAATGACTGGAATCTTTATTGGGTCAACGGTACACAAAGAACAATTGCGAGAAGCTGGATTTACGGCACCAATACATGTTGTATCATTACCAATTCATAAAGAAGCGACATTAGCTAAATTGCCAGAATATGATTCTTTAGATAAACAAGACGTTATTGTGTATTCATCTAGACTCGATAAGGAAAAGAATCCATTTTTCATGATGGAGGTAGCAAAAGAGTTCTTAAAACAAAAACCAGACTTTGAGTGGCACGTAACCACATCAGGTAAAGAGTTTAGATCTATGTTACCAGGTGTAATTGATTCACTAAATAAACTTGCCAAAGAAGAACCTAGATTTAAACTATTAAATGGTTTAACAAAAGAAGAATATTATACAGAGTTGGCTACATGTAGAATACAATTTAATTCAGCATTACAAGACTATGTATCATGGACGGTAATTGAAGCAACTGCATTTGGTGCTGATATTGTATATCCAAATTTTAGATCATTCCCAGAATTTATAGATATTGATAGAATGTATAAACCATTCGATGTTCAATCTGCAATCGATACACTACATGACGTATTAGATGCACCCAAAACGCATTATGACATAGTAGACACTTCAGACTTAGGACGACAAATGGAAGGATATATTATTGCAAATGACTATGATAAAGAAATATGCGTTTGGCATGAAAGGGAATATTGTAAACATTTATTAAAAAGTCAAGGAAAATATGAGCAATAGAAAAGAGTTTTTATATATACCATCTTTATCTGCCGGATCTATGGTTTCTGCATTTAAGAAGAACACTAAGTTCGAAGATGGAACGTCGATGAGATTTTTCTCAAAAGAATATCCGGAAAAGTGGAGGCATCCATACTTCCTGGTAACTGCAGGCCATCATTATAAAAAAATGGACTTTAGAGATCAGTTAGGATTAGATGATGGCACATTTGTATTTGGTGATTCAGGAGGATTCCAGATTGCGACTGGTGCTTTAAAATGGGATGGCACAATTCGAGAAAAGATATTTCATTGGTTAGAAGCCAATAGTGATGTAGCAGCAAATTTAGATATACCACCCCGAGTTACATTTGAGAATCGATTTCATGACGCAATGGATATATCATTTGACAATTTTAAATACTTTGAAAAGAATCAAAGTGGTAAGACAAAATTCTTAAATGTAATACAAGGTACATTCAGTGACGAATATAAAGAGTGGTATCATAAGTTCAAAGACTTTGACTTTAAAGGTTGGTGTATTGGAGGTCCTAAGAAATTAGTAGACTTCATGTATGTAATTGCATTAATGTTACAAGAACGGGAATTTGAAAAGAAACATATAGAATATATTCACCTATTAGGCATTAGTAAAATTTCAGATTTCTTTATATTAGCTACCCTGCAGGAATTGTTAAACAAAATGACAGATAACCGTATACAATTAATGTCCGATTCATCTTCTCCAGGACAATATCCAGTATATGGAACTTATCTTCATTCTGGTAATTATAAGACACAGACATTTACTGAGTTATACTTCCCTAAGAATGCAGAATATCGTCGTAAGACTCACATTAAACAGGGTAGAGATGGCGAAATAACAATAGATAAAACTAAACATGTTCCATGTAGTATGGGATGTCCTGCATGCAATGACTTTACCTATGAATATTTAGGTGGACAGACAGATGCTGGATTGGATAGGTATTCACAAGAAGGTATGCCCCGCATGGTAGTTCATAACACTCATTTATATTGTGAAATTGTTAAAGATATTAATAAGTTGACAAATAATCATGTTGAATTATTAGAAACAGCAATTCCAAAAGAATTATTCAATGTTGTATTATCATTACATGAAATGTTTGCAGATCCAGACAACGCAATGAATGTATATTCAGCATATAAAAAGACATATAAAAAGTTTGGTGGTGAGAGTATATCTACTACCGATGTTAAACAATTCAATAAATTTTTTAAATTTTAAATAGGTTATATAATGGAAAAAAGTAAATTACAATCATTTATCAATCGTTATTATCTTGCTGGTAATTGCGAAGCGGTAATATTAAAAGAAAATGACAACGGGGTAGGTTGTGAACTTATCGATATGGATCAAACTGTTGTTGGAAAGCTTCAATGGAACACAACTCCATTTATGAAAGGCGAACTAGGTATTAATCATACTGGATCTTTAATTAAAATGTTATCGGCACTAGGCGAAAATATTAATATTAACGTACAAGATTCATCTGGTAAGAATTATGCAATGAAAATTAGTGAGGGTAGTACTAAAGCAACTTTTATGTTAGCAGATACAACCGTTATTCCAGCAGTTCCAGCTATAAACACGGAGCCACCATATGAAGTGACATTGCCGATTGACGATGCATTTATGAGTAAATTTATTAAAGCAAAAAATGCATTACCAGATGCAAAGAATTTTGCAGTGCAAGTAGTTAACGGCGAAATTAAATTTATTATTAATTATTCAACCGTTAATTCAGATAATATTACATTCGAAGTTGGATCATCAACGGGTGATGAGTTATCTCCAATTTGTTTCTCTGCTGACAAACTAAAAGAAGTATTAGTAGCAAACAAAGGCGATATGGGAACAATGCATGTATCGAGCCAAGGATTATCTAGAATTGATTTTACAGGACCAGACTTTAATTCTAGCTATTGGTTAGTTCAATTACAAAATTAATGATGACAGTTAGAGTAATAAATAAATCAGATAATGATCTGCCTAACTATGAAACAATAGGCAGTGCAGGATGTGATGTTAGATCAACTCATAGTGAAATAATTTATCCTGGTAGTAGTGTATTAATTAAAACCGGGTTATTTGTAGAAATACCAATTGGCTATGAAATACAAGTACGACCTAGAAGTGGATTGGCATTTAAAAAGAAGTTAACCGTATTAAATAGTCCAGGTACTATTGATGCTGATTATAGAGGAGAGATTGGAGTAATTTTAATTAATCACGGAACAACATCTGCTACTATAGAAAAGGGTGATCGAATAGGGCAATTAGTATTAAATAAAGTTGAACAAATAGAATGGAACTCAGTATTAGTGTTAACAGACACTGATAGAGGTAAAGGTGGATTTGGATCAACGGGAAAACAATAAAATATGTTTGGAGTAACAGAAAACACACTATGGGTAGAATCCTTCCGCCCAGATACAATGGATGGATATATTGGTAATGAACATATTATTGATAAAGTTAAGATATTCATTAAGAATGGAGATGTGCCGCATTTATTATTCTTTGGTCCAGCTGGAACAGGTAAGACAACATTAGCTAAGATAATTGCAAATAGTGTCGAAGCAGATGTTATGTATATTAACGCATCCGATGAAAACTCAGTAGATGCTGTAAGAGATAAGATTAAGCGGTATGCGTCAACGGTAGGCTTTAAACGTTGGAAGATTGTAATATTAGATGAAGCAGACTATTTAACTCCAAATGCTCAAGCAGCTCTGAGAAATTTAATGGAAACATATAGTAAGACTACTCGATTTATATTAACATGTAATTATGTAGAAAAGATTATAGATCCAATTCAGAGTAGATGCCAGACATTTGCAATCACACCACCGAATAAAACTGATGTAGCAAAGCGATTGGTTACTGTATTAGATGAAAAGAACGTGTCATATGATGTTCAGGATATTGCAGCAATTATTAATGCGTCATATCCAGATATTCGAAGAGCAATTAATGCAGCCCAAGCATCAGTAGTGGATGGTACTTTGCAATTAGATAAAGCAAGTGCTATACAGGCAAATTATATGACTGAAGTATTGGAAATGCTTAAAAATGCTAAAGATAAAAAAGCAACTTTTAATAAAGTAAGGCAATGTATTGCAGATAGTAAAGTAAGAGATTTTACACCACTATATACATTTCTATATGATAATCTAGAAGAATTTGCGACAGGGCATATTGCGGCAATGATATTGATTATTGCAGAAGCTCAATTTAAAGACGCAACTGTAGTTGATAAAGAAATAAACATAATGGCTATGTTTGTTAATATTATGAATGAATTATAAAAAAAAATGAATCCAAATATTAAACCAACTGATATGCAACCTATTATATGCAAAGAATGTGGAGGTATGTATTTTCGCCAAGTAATGGCAATTAATAAAGTTTCAAAATTCTTAACAGGTCAAGACAAAGATACCATGGTACCAGTACCAGTATTTAGATGTGATGATTGTGGGGCAATACCAGAAGAGTTTCAACCAGTAAAGATAAAGAAAAATGGCAAGTAAATTTGAAATTGGCGACAAAGCCATAAAACCAAAAGGATACAAATTTCCATGTACTATAGTATCAGTATTTACCACAGTTAANGGAGATATTCGGGTTGTAGGAGAAATGGATGATTTTGGTCTATTACATATATTTAACGAGAATCAATTAGAATTAACAAAATAACTTATATATGGCAGAAAAGATTTTAAAAGGTAACATTACTATTGTGTTTAAGACATCAAATCGTAGCAATGCTCGGGTAAAGATGAAAACATATAAAAAGAAGAGTATTGATGATATTTTAACTGCAAAAAAATTGGTTGGAGTCCCAGAAAATGCTATAATATTAGAAATGGGAATGGGTAGTAATTTTGAAGCACAGTGGAAACGAAAATATAAATTATAATGGCTAGTATATTTGATTTTATAAATGGGATAACCAATAAAAAGAAAACGTGGGAAGAATGGACGGAACCAGAACAAAAGAAGTTTGCTCCATTTATTGTGAATAGGTGGTTGTCAATGCGAATGGAACTAACTGATTTAGTTAATGAATTACAGTGTTATACAATTGGACAATTAAAACCAAGAGATACTTATAAATTATATCACGACTTATTGCCAAATAATAAAGCATTTGCAAAATACATAAAAGGCAAGAAATCTGATAAGTATGACGTTAATTTAATACAACAATTTGCAGAACATTATCAGATAAGTAAATCTGAGGTAACTGATTATCTAGATTTAATGGATAAAGAAAGCTGCGATCGTATATTATCATTGTATGGGTATAATAGTGCAGAAAAAAAGAAATTATTAAAAGGAATAAAATGAAATTAAAAGAAATACCATTTGCTCATACACAGAAACATTACATAGGTAAAGATAGTCTATATAAATTTGCAACAGAATGGGAACTTAATGCGTATGAATTTGATATCATTAAACGCATTGTAAGATGTCGACTTAAAGGCAACTTCGAAGCCGATCTAAATAAAACTAAAGACGTAATTGATATATATCTTAATGAGTTTAATTAGGTTATTAGCAATATTTTTCTTATATTAATAATAAAAGAAGTAATATGGCAAATCATGTTTATACTAATATTCATATACGATTCGAAGATGAAAAAGCG